TTTGCGGGCACGCCATGCAGCTTTCACCTCGGTGATGGCCTCGGTGCTAGCGAATTTGTCGAACGCGGAGAGGGCACCGACGTTGTAAAGCTCTGCGCTGATGGTGGGCATAGCCTTGGTTGCGACGATGAGTGAGGTCTGGAGTTCGTTGCCAGTGCGCAACTGATCCAGGGTGAGGTCGCCATTCATCCGAATGGAATCGGGGACGACGGGTTCGTTGGTGGCGCCGAGCATGAGTCCGGCAGCGGCGTAGGCGTTTGGCATGGTAGTGTACCTCGGCTGGGTTTATGTTTTTTTGCGAAGTTCGCGGGTCAGTTGTTTGTCTAGCGCTTCGTTCCAGAGGCGATTGTCGGCGGCGTTCATGGTCTTGATAGCGCGACGTTTATTGATCTGGTTGATGGGGTTGCGATCGACATATCCTGGCAGCCCCAGAAGGGTCATGGAGCGGCTTTTGGCGGGTCCGCCATGACGGACGGCACCACGGGTGGCGAGCAGACGCAGGCGCCCGGTCTGGACGAGGGGGATGCGGTTCTCGGGATCGATATTGCGAATTCCAGGCTTGCGACGGTGGGCGTTGCGCGCCTGCATTTTGCGACGATCTGCGTAGAAGTTGGCACGCTCGCTGGGGGTCATGGCGCGCAGGTTGTCGGCAAACTTGGTCTGCCCCATGGTGCGGGGCTTGTGCTTGCGGTACTCTCCGCCATAGAGGGCGACTGCCTCTGGCTTGAAATGCTTGGGCAGGGAGCGTCGGCGCCAATCAAGCCAGGCATAATCGATGGCGGCCTTGAAGGCGCTGGCGGTGCCGCGCTTGCCAAGGTTGGGGTTGCGAATGGTGGCAGTGAGTGTGACCATCAGGTGTCGGTGCTCTCGATAAATATTGCCAGGTAACCGGGGGCGGTGCCTTTCGGGTAGCGGAAGGTGGGGATCTCGCCATAGTCTGCGATGACATCGGGGTCGGTAATCATCTCGAAACCGTGGATGTAGCGCCCATCGGCGGCAGCGGAACCGGAAAGGGAAAGGATGTCTGTGAGGATGTCGTGCAGGGCTTGCGCGAAGGTGCGGAAGTTTGCTCGAGAGTAACTGGAACCAGCGGTGAGTCGGTGCTGGAAGGTGATGACGGTGCCCTGTGTACTGGCGAATGCAGCGCTGCTGCCGCCGGTGCTGCGACGGGTCAGGCGGAAGTCTGGCCCAGGCGAGACGGTCGCCCACTTGCGGGTGCCAGCGGGGATGGTGTCTATCTGGGTGGCGTAGTCGAAAATGTAGTTGTCGCGGGCATCGGTCTGGTCGGTGGCACCGCACCAGGCGCGAAATGCTGCGGACTCCGCGATTGCGGAGACCATCTGATCTACTGGGGTGAGGAAGTATGGCATGGATCAGACTGCGGTATTGATTGGGTCGCGGCGAACGGCAGAGCAAGTAGCGACATAGCCGCCATGAGAGACGACGGGGGGATCGATAATCTCGTACTCGGTGCCATCACTGGCGCGGGTTATGAATCTGCCGCGAACCGGGGCGGATGGAAGGTCTGACAATAGGAGCATGATGGTAGCTCGATACTGATCGAGGTCTCCCCACTGCTGCGGTTGGGTGTCGGTAGGACCGGTCTCGAAGATTGCGGTGATAGCAGACTCGCCAGCAAAGGTGACGCTCTCACCGTTTTTGGCGAAGAGACGATCGATGGTGCGGGTGATGTTGGTGCCTGCCATAAGAGAACCGGAAGGGGCGCCGCTCGCCCCAGCCCCAAGGAGGAGTTGGCCCTAAACTGGGACGAGCGGCGCGAATTTCCGCTACTAGAGCGGGGTGTTCAGCACGATGGTGCCGGTGGCAGCCGCAGTATCGGCGGCGGCGCCTGCGCGCCCCGCGTACTTGTTGTTGCCGGTGTCGTCATCGATGGTGAACTCGGACGCGCTGACATCCCAGTAGAGTGCCTCGTTGAGAGTCCAGGCTTCGTCGGTGGGCTTGGCGACACCGCTGAAGGTGCCTCGGCGCATGATGACGCCTTCTTCACCTGCTGCGATCGCTGCTGCAGCGATAAAGCACTGGTCGTTGAGTTGCACCACTGCTTTGTTCGCGACTGCGCCGCCAGGGGTGTAGAGAAGCTTGTCGTCGTTGTCGTATTTGAGTGCTACGGCCATGAGAATATCTCCTGTGTGTAAGGGGTGAATTCCCCCCGGCTAGGTGCCGGGGGGAGGTGATCAGGCACCGGTGCTCTTTGCTGCGCCACGGTGATCGGCTTTGCCGACTCCGAAATCGTTTCGCGCTTTGGTGTCGAAACCATCGGAGAGGAAGTCCGTCTGACGCTCGAGGTAGGGACCGATCTGGCCTTGGAGGAAGGCGAGAACGATGACCGGCGCGAGTGTCGGGTTGGCGAACAGGTGAACAGCAGTGGCGGAGTTGCCAGTGATGCCGGTGTCTTCGAGCAGTGGCTCGATGGCGATGTCGAGACCGCGAATACCACGGTTGGGGGTGCGATCCTTGTCGGTGGTGGACGTGTCGGAGATGGCCTCGCGGAGGAAGTCTTCGCCGGTGGGTCCGCCAAGCACGACCTGTGGCTGGATGGCAATCGGGTTGCCCTCGATACCAGTTTGCTTGCGCAGCTTGGTCTTGAGTGCATTGAGACATGCCTTGGCCTTTTCGGTCGTGGTGGGGTCGTAACTGGCACCGGTGAGCAGGTTGTTGTGCCCGACTGCGAAGAGCGCAGTGGCGTCGTATGCCATGTTGCCATTGGCAAGCAGCAGGGTGACTGCGGCTTTGCTGATGGTCAGATCGGCAGCGTTGGCGAGCAGCAACGGGGTACGGGCAAAGGCACCGGTGTCGTCGTTGATGATTGCCTGACGGGTGAAGCGGACGATCGCTCCACGGGTCTTGGCCTGCACGGTCTCACCCTGGTCACTCATGGTTACGAGCGGGAAGTCGCCACCCTCTGGCACGACGTCGAAGACGCTGAGGCCGGACAGACTTACCAGGTTCTTGGCGCGGAAGTCGCTGACCTGATCGACATAGCACCACTGGCGCCAGGTGGCGGCAGCCTGCTGAAAGGCAGCCATCAGCGTCTTGTTGGCAGTGTCCATGAGGATGCTGCTGAAGTCGCTGGTGGACATGCCGGGCAGGGCACGACCATCTGGGTAGCGGCTGGACAGTGCCATGCCTACGACCTGGTTGGGACTCATGCGGTACGCCTCTTGCGGGGCGACGCCGGAAGCGATCAGGCACTGGCGGGCCAGGTCTACCTGACTGCGCAGTCCGTACTCTTCGCCGCGCTTGCGGGTCTCGTCGTCCAGCGTGAGGATGCTGGAACCGACGACGGCAGATGCGCGGAGTTGGAGGCTGGCGCTGATGTTTGCCCGCGCATGGTCGCGATTTTCGACACCAATGCTGGTGCGACCGGCCAGAGGTGTCTGCGACGGTTCGCTGGCCAGGAAACGGACCAGGGTGGCATTGGCCGAGTCGGCAGTGGCAGTGGTGCTGCGCAGTTGCTCTTCGAGCAGTTGCTGACCGGTGACGCTGCGCTCTTGGCCGGCGTCGTCGGTGACGCTGCCCTGACGTGCCAGGAAGGGGGTGAAGGCGGAGGTGATGGCAGCAGTACGAGCACGCTCTGCCTGGCGCCCCTGCTCGATGGCAGTGGCGCGCTCTTCGGCGCTGAGGGTGTCGTCGCCGACAGTGGCGAGGGCAGCACGGGTGCCAGCGGGGTCGCTGGGACTCATGCGCGAGATGATGTCGATGATCTGGTCCTCTGGCACGTCCTTGAGGTTTGCAGCATGACGGGAGGCGTCTTCAGCGCTGAAACCACGGGCGCGCAGGGCAAGCTCGATAGGGTCCATGGTGGATGTCCTTGTGGGTGTTTGCGGTGCGGGTAGGGGGTCGCCGGCGGGAGTGATGGAGGCAGAGCGGGTGCCGGCGCCGGAATCCGCTCCAATAGGCGTGAATGACCCCTCTGTTGGGGTCCATGACGAACTGACTTTGAGCCGAGTCTTTGCGTCGTCTGGATTGGTGTACTCGACACCATCCACTATGACGCTTTGACCTGGATCGAGGTAGTCAGCGCGAAGTACGTTGTAGCCGACAGAGACGCCACGCAGGTGACCGTCTTCGGCAAGTATGAGGGCATCTTCTGCCGATTGCGTGCGTCCAAAGGTGGCAACGCCGCGAAGCTCGCCGGCAGAGATGGTAAGCTCGGACCAGGAACCGAGAACGTCGCCGCAGCGATCGCGATGGTGTGAGTCGAGCACCGGCAGGCCAATCTGGCGGGCATGGGAGAGGTCGCATCCGCCCATGACGAGGATCTCATCTACAAACTCCCACTCGCGGTAATCGAAGACGCGCACGGGGTTGTCGGTGGCGATGACGGCACGCACGGTGCGGTTGTCGCGGTCTACTGAGTCTGGGGTAAATGCAACGCGCAAGGCACCGGGCAGGGGATCTCGGCGGGAATCGATAGCCTCGCGCACGGCAGGCTCTGGGGAGTCGGCAGGCAGGCCAAGGGCAATGGCGAGTTGGCGAAGTTGTTCTGGGTCCATGTTGTTACTCTGGGGGAGTTTGGGCGGCAGTGAAAAGGTCGTCGTAGAGAGTGAGATCGGGGTTGATCATCATGGCGAATTCGCGGGACTCGTTGATTCGGCGTAGCAATTGGCGCCAATCGATGCCGCGCTTGCCAGCTTCTTCCTGGAGGCTGGTCAGTCCTGCGCCCATCGCGGTAGTGATGGCATTGACCTCTTGGAGCGGGTTGGCACCCCAGTCGCGCTTGGGCTGGCTGAAAGAGCAGGCGTAGGGGTCTTGCCGACGCGGGATCGGAGGTATGAGGCGAAAGGCAGTGGCCAGGTCGATGAAGTCGCGATGCTCTGGAGCCTTCATCTTGCTGGTGACGAAATGGTGCATGGTATAGATGCGCTTCCAGGTCTTGTTCTCGCTGAGGCGCAGACTGGCGAAGTTTGCCTGCCGGTAGTCGCCGGATAGCCACTCGTATGAAATGCCCATGCCGATGGCTATGCTGCGCAGGATGATGCGGGTAAGTTCGTCTAGATCCTGTGGGGCAGCGGGAGTATGGGAGGTGACCTGACCGGTGCCAACATGGTGGATCATGCCAGGGTTGATGCCGCGCAGCTTGTTTCCGGCGGGGTCGGTGTAGACGTCTGTGGCACCATCGGAGGGGATGACGCTGCCAGGTATGGGGGCACCTGGTCCGAGGTTGTTGGGGTTGTCGGCTACGACCAGGGCAATGGCACTCTGGACCTTGCGGGCGATGATGGCGTACTCGATGATGTCTTCGAGTTCGTAGGCGCGGGGGATAGCGGGTGCCAGCCAGGTGATGCCGCGTTGCTGACCAGGTCGGTCTGGCCGGTAGGTATGGATCATGTCTGCCGCCGGCACGCGAATGGTCTTGAGGTTGTAGTCGCCCTTGGTGACGTGGTAGGCGACGATGCGATTGGTGAAGGCATCGTACTCGACTCCATGCTCTACGATGTTGCGCCCAACGGGACTGGCAGTGTAGCCGCCATCGAGTTGGGAGGGGTCGAGGACTTCGTAGGCAAGCGGCACGGTGCGATCGGTGTCGTCTGGCGTGTAGATGCGATGGACGAAGCACTCACCCTGGATGATGAGGGTGCGCAGGCGCAGGGTCTCTGCTTCTTGGGGGTTGAGGCGCATCGGGCCGATGTCGTAGGCGCGCTCCAGCCAGCGCTTTTTGGTGTCTTCTACTGACTGGTTAAGCCGGTCGCGGGTTGCGGCAGCGGTGGTGTCGCCTGGCCTGGAGTTGGGCGAGTACTGGATCTCGACGTCGGTATTGATGCCGGTGCCGACGATATGGTCGGTGATGGTTGTTATGGCACCGTTGATTGCGTCGTGGTTCTCTGCCAAGAAGATGGCACGCTGGCGTGCAGTCTTGCCACCGGTGCGGAATCCATCCTGGGGGGCGGCTTCGTTCTTCTTCCAAGACTTGGTGTTGCGGTCGGTGGATGCGGCTTTGAGGGTGCGAATGCCCCGACGATACGCGATGCGAGAAAGCGCGTGGCGAGGCGAGAAAAAGCCGACTAAGGCATCGCTGGCACGGGTGATAATGCTTTCTTTGTCCATTAGTAGGTGGGGAGGCAGGTGGCTAGCGAACTGGCCGATCCGCCATCGGTGATGTCGGTGCCCTGGATAGCTGCGATCTGATCGCGCAATCGCTGGCGACGGTCGCGCAGTTTGTCGATCTGAGCACCGAGAGCATCGATGTCTTGGTTGGTATGGGAGATCTGGCCGAAACTGTGCGAGGTACTTTTGGCATCGGCAGCGGCGGCAAGGGCATCGCGGAGGGAGGTAAGGTCTGCCTCTACTTCTGCGAGATCGGTTTGGAGGTCGGTGAGTCTGGACACTTTGGAATGGACTTGAAGGGTATGCGCGGATTTAAGTTAGGGGGCAAATGTGCGTGCATGCAAGTAATTTGTCACCGATTAATGACCAGTGACGACTACTTCTTCGTTTTTGGCGGTGCCTTTTGCTTCTTGGGCTGGGGCTTGGTCTCAAAGGTGCGGAACTGGTAGTGGCAGTTCCTGCACTTGTGCCAGCGCTCGACGGTGGTGGGGGTTTGGTTGGTGTTGTAGGTGCTGGTATGAAACGACTGGCAGCATGGGCAGGTGAGTCCGCTGAGGGCGTTGTCCGGCAGGCGAAAGCGCTCTAGGGGGTCTGGGCGAATGTCTACGCGGGTGCGATCGTAGCGTCCGCAGCGGTGGCAGTGCAGGTCGCGAACCGTGGAGGTGGGTTCGCGGCGCCGAATGCGGACGATGCGGGGGTGCTCGCAGTGCGGGCAGGGAGAGACGGGAGGGTAGGGGGGTGGTTTGCTCATTGTGCTTCCTGGATTTTTTTTTACACCAGCCGCTGGCCGGTCAGGGGGTTGTACTGCTGGTCTTCTGTGGGTTGGGTCGGTGGAGTTGCCGGGCGGAGTGTCGAGATCTTGAAGACATGAGCGCCCACAAGCTGGTACACTTCGCAGTCCCAGGCATGGTTGGCATGTACGGTGATCCACTCTTGGAGGAAGTGCCCGTTGCCGCGCTTTACGCGCCGCCGGACGTCGCCGGTCATCTGGTGGCAGAATGCATCTGAGATGCCTGGCTCGAGGTGCCAGGCACCGGGCGAGTCGGCAGTGACCTGGAGACGCATGAGCATGTCATCGCGCCAGCGATCCTGATGGTAGACGATAAGCTGCACCTCGGTGGCGTATGGCAGCCCTTTGGCAGTGTCGGCGGCGACTGCCTGCCGGGAGAAGGTGACGATCTCGCGAATGTTCTGGCGACCGACTAGCGGGTAGGCGCGTCCTGGATAGCGGGCGCACCATGTGTAGACGGACTTTGTGTCGTAGCCGGCATCGATGACGGCACGACCGATGGTCCACTCGCGCCCGTGGACGTCTGGCCAGGTCTTGCGCATCATGGCATCGAGGACCGAGAACTCGGGCAGTAGCTGCCCCTCTTCGATGCCCCAGGACGTGAGGTCTGGCGCCCAGGCGCGGACCCGGTAGCGGTAGTGATCGCCCATGACATCGGTGGTGAGTATAAGGCAGACGGCACCATCGGGGACGACGCCGGCAGTGTGCTCGGGGAGGATATGGGCGCGGATGACGTCGTCTTCGAGACCGGGGATCTCTTCGATGTAGGGCACGCCCAGGTCGGAGTTGCAGAAGTCCTGGCGTTTCTTGGTCTGTCCGTATGATTCGAGCCAGCGGTTGACGAC